GCGACAGACGCTTCTGCCGCCACAACACCTTTGCCAGCAGCAGAAGCAGCTTTAGAAGCACCCATGGCTGCGGTAGTTGCCTTTGCGGCCCCCATGGCACCCTTGACCCCCTTGCCAAGAAGTGCCCCACCAGCAAGCTTTTCTATGGCCTTTCCGATCAGGGAGTTTTCATCCTGTTTCGTTTCTTTTGGTGGGTCGATGTTAACAGTAGGGGGGAGAATGATTGGTGAACGTTTCTCAAGTTCTGCTTCCCGTTCCTTCAGTTCGTCCCTGCGTGTTTTGGCCGCAATTTCGTCCAGACGGTCAATGATTACACCATTCAGCTCAACCAGTTCGGCCAGAACCACTTGTTCTTCTTCAGACGTTTCCAAGACCACATCGGGCAGTTCTTGGGAATCGTTCTCAAGAACAACATCGGAGGCCCCATCGAGTTTCTGGATGATCTTCTCTAGAAGTTCGTCCGTATGGTCGAAACCTTCCTCAATCGCTTCGACCAGATCATCAGCATCTAAGGAATCGTCTTCCCCATCGTCGATGTACGGCTCTGAAATGTCCCGAGAAACGTTCTTGGCTGGCTTCTCTGCTGGAACGGCGTTCTTTGCTTTCTTCCCATTCTCGAAGTAGTTCCAAGCACCATTGACAAGCGTGGCCGCTGGTTTCGGTAGAATCGCGTTGACGATGTTCCTGCGATCAAAGAAACTCTTGTAGATGCGGAATGGGTCGAGAATGGGGGCGGTGATTTCCTCAACCACTTCTTCTGTGACGCCCTTAACGTCTTCCAACACTTCCTTTAGTTTACCTTTAACGTTGTTTGGCATGACGTTTCCTTTCTTCTTCGATATGCCTTGCTAGCATGGCAATGTAAATCTCACGTTCAAACGGCAGTAGGTTTTCAATCTCGGCCAACGAATACCCATGGTGCTGCATTAGCTTGAAGTTAATGGTGTAGTATTCGCCTAACTGCCCGTGGTCGAGGATTACCTGAAAAAATTCAGGGCGCCTTTAAGGACGATTTCCGATTCGTTCCCGCAGGAAGCACACTTCGTCGGCACAACGAGTTTGGCCACTGGTTGCTTCTGAAAGAATTCATCAATGATGTTCTTTTGTTTTGGTGGAAGCGAATCATAGAAGTCCGACAGTTCGTCTTCCGTAAACTCGGTGCTGACTTCATCCCCAGAAACGATCATTCGTGTCTTCCGCGCCAGCATGTGCGAACCATCAAGTTCGCCGTCCATGGTATCAAGAACGTCTTGGACCGTTGGGTGTTCAAAGACGATGGCATAATCGTCGGAAAGCTTCACCGTCGTATCTGGGAATGGTTCCCAAGTGGTCTTTGTAATGTCGGCGCTGACACGGTTGCGTGTTTCACAACCAGCACAGTTGCACCGCCAGCCCATTTCAACCACATCACCGACCGACCGTGCGCGGATGTGGACGAAGGCGACTTCAAAATCAACGAACGGACGTTTCAACCAGTCCAGTTTACCAAAGGTACACACGTCAACCAGTTCAACCATGGCTTTCACGGCCCCAACGTCGCCGCCCCCGCCTTCCGAAACCAGAAGCACATTCTTCATTTCCTTAGTGGTGAACGGACGATACTTGATCTTCTCACCAGATGGGAGAGTTAGACTATACGACGGATGATCAAATTTTGGAATCATGATAATCTCACTGGTTATTGTTGACTAGAACGGTTGAACTATTGGTATTGACTTGCCGAAGGTTTCTACTTGACGTGTCTGGCTGGATTGATTGACCACGGAAACGGTTCAAGTCGCTTTCGACCATCGGCTTCTGGGTGCGGAATGAAAACGTCACCTGCTGCTTATTGAATGTCCCTTGGGCATCAAAGCCGTATGAAAGCTGGCCAACAGTAATCGGAAATACGTTCTGGTATTCCACACCATAGGCAACAGAACCATCTTCGCGCATCTGGACGATTTGCATGGTGCCTTCGTAGTCGGCCTTGTAGTGAATGTCGCCCGTAGTCGGATCATAGATGCAATTCACCCATTCGTCAAAGAATCGACGGATGTTCAACGCACCATCGAGACGGAACGTCACATTCAGTTCGTCGTGTGCCTTCTGGTAGGCGAACTTCTGTGGCATATTGTAGACCCGCAGTTCTTGGGTCAGAATCTGTGTACCAGACATTTCCGCGCTTTCAGCGAAGAACGACAGGTCTTTCATCAGTTCAGAAACCCCAGAACGATTTAGAAGCAGCGCTGGTGCTTTGGTGATTTCTACCTTGTAGAGCGTCGGTTTCGAGACACCGTATTTCCCAAGGATTGCCTTAAACGTATTAATCATCGCCGTACCGTAGTGACAGTAAATACTATTATTTAACACTTCAGAATGTCTATGAAGAACTTACATCAGGGACGTTATCAACTCAAGAACCCAGAAAAATATGAGGGTGATTCGTCCAATATCATCTTCCGTTCGTCTTGGGAGAAGCGTTTGATGGTCTTCTTCGACCAGCACCCAAGCATTCTGTCATGGGGCAGTGAAGAACTGGTTGTGCCGTACTTCTGGGAAGCAGATCAGAAATATCATAGGTACTTCCCCGACTTCATGGTTACCATGATGACCCCGAAAGGCAAGGTGCGTGTGATGATCGAAGTGAAGCCGTATTCCCAGACGCAGGAACCAAAGAAGACCAAGGGGAAACGGGAAAAGACCTTCATCAATGAGGTGTTGACGTATACGAAGAATCAGGCCAAATGGAAGGCGGCCGAAGAATACTGTCTTGATCGGGGGTGGCACTTCCGCATCATTACAGAGAAAGAGATTTTCAAGAACGAAAAGGCGTGGTGACTATGGATACCGAAAAGGCAAGAGAACAACTTAGGAAACAAGACGGTGGTCGGCAGTTCTCCACACCAAAGACCACGCGACCAGACGCGGTTAACACACAGACAGCGGGCCAGAAGAATTCTAAGACGTATTCACAGCGCCCGCAGGAAATCAAGAACGGTAATAATTCTGCGAAGCAACTGACGAACGGCAATGCGATCTGGTTCCCCGATGATTTGGGCAGCGAGAGTAACGCATACTGGGTCAAGTTTGACGTATTCCTTCTCGATACGGACGGTTCGCGGAAGAAGGTTCGGGGCGATTCCAAGACTGAAGTCGGTTTTGAAGAAGGCGTGAAGCCACGTTTCGTTTCTGGTCTGGGCACGTCTGCTGGACAGATTAGGAACGGTGCCCTGAACACGCCAACACTGAAGAAGCTGGCAGAACTCATTGCACTGCCCATGCCTGATTCTCTGGTGACGGATCATAGCACATCGTGGTCCAGAAGCGAAGGCGGGATGATCGCCGCAACACTCGCTTTGGGCGATGGCCTCGCAACCGACACCGAATCAGCCACCAATAACTTCATGAAGCTGGTGACGATCGGTGCTGGGCAGGGGATCAGCAACCTACTGTCGAAACTCGGTGCCGATGGTGCGCAGACGGCACTTAAGGTTCTGACGAAACGTGCAAGCAACCCACGGAATGAATTCCTGTTCGATGGTGTGAACAACCGTTCGTTCAACTTCCAATGGAAACTGATTCCGCGGTCGGAGAAAGAAGCGAAACAACTGCGGCTTCTATTGGAAAAGATGAAGTTGTACATGTATCCTGAACTGGATCAATCAACGGCTGGTAACTTCTATCTGTTCCCAGCAATGTTCGATATTACCTTCATGCGCGGTTCAGAAGAAAATCCGTATCTGTATCGCACGTCCACATGCGCCCTGACCAATATGATTGTGAACTATGCTGGTGGTGGTCAGTGGGTCGGTATGGCTGGTTCTGGTGCCCCAATGGGTTACGATGTAACACTTCAGTTCACCGAAGCAGAGTTCCTGCACCGCCAACGCTTCAAATCCGAATCTAACCCTGATGGGGTGGCACGATGAACCTATTCCAGAAACTAAACATCATTGATTACCATTTCGGAACTGAATGGCAGCAGGTGAGAAACATTTTCATTAAGCTGCGTCTTCTGGATTCTCTCAAGGACAATCCGCAGTTCCTGACCACCTATACGCTTCATGCCGAAGAACGGGCTGACGTGGTGGCACACAAGCTGTATGGTGATTCGGAACTGTTCTGGACGCTGTACCTTGTGAATGACATTATTGACCCCACCGACTGGATTATGCCAGCCGCTGTGCTCGATTCATACGTCAAGGAAAAATATGATAATCCGTATGGTTCCATCGTGGCAGAAGACAATACCACCGCGGAAGACTGGTTCTTGAAGCGTAAGCCGTTCGGCACGGTGGATTCACATCCACAAGATCGGCGGACACAGAAGTACACCACAACACCATATGCGGTTGAGGAAGCGGCCAATGATGCGAAACGGATCATCCGTGCAATCAGGCCAGAGTTTATACAAGCGTTTCTCAAGGACGCCGAAGACAAGTTGAGGGGCTATCGTGGCAACAGAAAGTAAACTCCCTTTCAGCGAGACATTCCGTGCGGTTCGTCTGACCACCAAAGCGGGCGACGAATACGATTTCACTGGTTTGGTTCAAGAACTGTCCATTTATGAAGACATTTTCTCGAACGTATTGACTGGTGAAGCCGTTGTTGCTGACGGGCAGGGTGCGGCTGATAAGCTGTCCCTATCTGGTGGAGAACGTTTGACTGTTGAACTGGTGGTTGCTGGTGAAATCACCATTCACGATTTCTTCTGCTATGCAATTACCGACCGTCGGAAGGCAAATATGTCTTCCGAAGTATACAAGCTGAAGTTCGTTTCGTTCGAACAAATCCTGAACGAAAACACCCGCTGCTATTCGGCAATCCAAGGCACCAATGGTGAATCGGTGCAGAAGATTTTCAAATCTTACATCGGTTCCGAGAAAGCATTCAAGGTAGAACCCACCGTCGGCAACTTCAAGTTTGTCATGCCGTCGTGGCCGCCATTTGAAGCGATCAACTGGTATGCTGGTCGGTCAACTTCTGCAAATACGTCTGGCAGCTATTTCCTGTTTTGGGAAACGCTGAATGGGTTCAACTTCCGTGCCGTTGAGACTGCCATTCAGGATTCTGTGAAGGCCGAATACCATTACTCACCAGTCACCAATCAAACGGTCGGGAAAGACGTTTCCAACATCAGGGAATATGAAGTCATCAGCCAAGGCGATGTGCTTTCCGCGTCACGCGAGAGTAATACGACGCTTTGGACAGACGATTTGATCAGGAAGAAAATCCAGAAGACGCGATTCGAATCGGACGATTCAAAACACACGTTACAAGATAACAAACTGGTGACGTTTGACAAGAACGCCTTTGGTGTCGGCCTGAAGGAACGCCGTGATGTGTTTGGAAGCGAAAGCATCTATCGCCCAGAAACGCGGAATGTCCACACCCAGACGCGCCAATACACCTTTGGTTCGATCCAACCGAAACTGTCTGGAATGCGTCAGATGCAAGGTCTGAAGGTGCGGTTCCTAGCCCATGGTCAACGGACGTATTCAGCGGGTGATGTGATTAAACTCGATTTCCAGCAGTCAAGGGCAATCACCCAAGAGGACAAGCAGGAAGCGCGCGATAATGTGTTGAGCGGTAAATATCTGGTAACGGCCATCCACTACCTCTTTAAGCCGCAGGATTTTCATATGTCGGTGGAGGCCGTAAAAGACAGCACAAGGGATTGATAATATGTTTGAGAATCGTTTCTATACTGGTGTGGTGGAATCGCGGGCCGACCCGCTGAAGATTGGTCGGTGCAAGGTGCGTGTGGTCGGTATCCATACTGAAAATACCGCCTTGCTACCCACGAAGGATTTGCCATGGGCCATCCCGCTGCAGCCGATCACCAGCGCTTCAGTGTCTGGTATCGGCCATAGTCCTACTGGACCAGTAGAAGGAACACTTGTGATGGTGTTCTTCCGCGATGAGGGTAGCTGGCAAGAACCCGTCATGATGGGCACCATCGCTGGTATCCCTGAAAGCAAGGAACAGTCACTGAAAGACCCGTATCAGGGCACGGTGTCTGGTGCTTACGCTGGTGTGAAGGATGCGGTTGAATACGAAGACGAAGCGAACCAAAGCACTGATGGGAACGATTCTCAAGAAACTACGTCTTCTGTCGCAGAGAATCCATTCGGTACGACGGATGACAACATCCTGCGGCAGGTCGAAGGAAGCACTAAAGAAACGGCAATCGAGAACGTTTCTCAAAAACCAGTCGGAACCATCACAACTCGTTCTCTTGGGCCGTCAGATGCCATCACAGAATCGGACGGGGTGAAGGGCGCGTCATACGGCTCTTTTGGTCTGGAATCGTATTCCAAGGACGGAGTACCCGTATCAAACAGGGTTGCTTCTGCCCCAGTCAAGGGCTTCGTTGACCAATACTACCCAGACGATTTCAGGGGCCTTACCCCGTCTTCTGAAGCATTCGATTCCAAGTGGAAGGAAGTCGCCGCCAAGTCGCCTCTGGAGTTCCAAGACAATCAGCGGGCATTCGCTTCCCAGACCAAATACACACCAGCACTGAACTTCCTTCGGGCAGAAGGTATCGACCTGACCGACCGTTCTTCCGCAGTCCAAGAAGTGGTCTTCAGTGCTTCGGTTCGTGGCGAAACGGAACAGATTCACAAGGCACTTGACGGCAAGAATCTTGCTGAAATGACCGACGCGGATATCATTCAAGCAGTCCAGCAAGCACGGGCCGAATCTATCAAGAACCTTGATGCCACGGAAGAAGAACGTCTGCTGGAACAGAAACGGTTGGATGATGAGACTTCTTCTCTTCTGAACCTTGCCGAGGGCGAATCGGTTCTGACAAGTGAAGAACTGGAAGCAGCCAAGAAGAAAGGCGGCACAATCAGCAGTGCTGGGGTTGCGGTCCCAAGGACGATTCCAGAGAACACGAAGAGCGGTTTCTCTGATCCGTTTGGTCTGTATCCAAGGAAGAACTGGCTGAATGAAGCCGACGTTTCGCGCCTTGCGCGCGGCGAACGGAAAGAACAAACGATTCTGGCGGCCAAGGAACGGACCCTGATTCGTGGTGTTGGCACCGCCAATGGCGGTAGCTGGTCCGAACCAAAGTCGTCCTATAACGCCCAATATCCACTGAATCACGTCTGGCAGACGGAATCGGGGCACGTTCAAGAGTTTGACGATACCCCAGAGGCCGAACGGATTCACATTTACCATCGGAAAGGTAGTTTCGTAGAGTTTCACCCAGACGGTTCTGTTGTGTTCAAGTCTGTCAAGAACCACTATTCGGTAACCGTCAGGGACCAGAACGTCTATGTTGGCGGTAGCTGCAACGTAACTGTGATGGGTGATGCCAACATCCATTCTAAAGGCGCGCTGACGCTTCAGTCCGACGGTGACATGACCATCAAGACGGGTTCAAACCTGTACATTGGTGCTGAAGGCAAGGCAGAAATCGTGTCCAACGGCGATCTTCATCTGGGGTCCAACGGGAACCTTCACGAAGGTGCGCGGAACGTCATGATGAACTGCTCATGGTATCCGCAAAACGTTACCGTTGCTGATGTGGCGGTCGGGAAGATCGAAGTTGCCACCTACGACGATGACGAAAACGTGCCAACGGTTGCCCCGCTGGAAGAAGAAGACGCGATCAACGAAGCATACAACGATGGATCGATTGCCCCGCATGTAGAGCGCCCGAAGCGCGGTGCCAATGGTCAAATGGTGTCTTCGACCACCAAACCGAACAATGAGATTGCTAAGCTGGAACCTTCCAAGGCGACAGACCAGAAGGAAGTGCGGTGCCATGGTGATGATACAATGGGAAGCGATTTCCTTTCGACAAACTATCGTGTTGCCGACCTGACAACAAGTCCAGTTCTGACAAAGGTATCCTTGCAAGCCCAAGCGGGCCTGACGAAGTGTGAAGTGTTCGAGAATCTTTCTCAACTGGCCAAGAACGTGATGGAGCCGCTGCGCGCCAGATACGGGAACAACTTTATCATCACTTCTGCATTCAGGAAACCGTCTGGGAATGGCCGCAGCCAGCACATCAAAGGCCAAGCAGTTGATATCCAGTTCCCACGGCTACCAGCAGATCAATACGTGCATCGGATTGAAGAAATCTCGAAAATCCTACCAACGTTTGATCAAATGATTCTGGAATACCACGGACGCAATCCAGTCATTCACATTAGCTTCAACGCAAACCACAACCGTAGAGAGAAAAAGTCCACACCGAACCTTAGACAGTATTTCACTGGTTTCAGGGATCGTGCGATGGGCATCGTCTACAACTAAACGGAGAATAACCACCATGACAGCAGCAGTAACCAGACTAGGTGATATGTCAACTGGTCATGGTGGTTTCCCACCACGGCCGAACCTAGAAGCCAGCCCAAACGTATTCGCCAACATGATGCCAGTTCATAGGCAGGGTGATAAGTGGGCGGTGCACTGTACAAAGCACTGCCATACTGGAGTATTGGCTTCTGGTTCTTCCACCGTCTACGTAAATGGCAAGCAGGTGGGGCGTGTTGGCGACCCAATTTCTTGTGGCGATCAGGTAGCAAGTGGGAGTAATAATGTCTTCGCTTAATGGTGTTTTCGAACCAATCAAACTCGATGTTGACTTAGTTGCCGACCGCAGAACCAGTAGTGTTCCTGATGCGGTCGGCTTTGTCGTGCCCGAAGAAGACATAACATCTGGTGGTGTGTATGAGTTCACCCTGACTGGCTGGAAACCAGACGGGAACTATACAATCACAGTTGACCACGGGGAGATTCAACTCCAACTACCAAAGATCATCTATACCGCCCCGACGGATTATGTCGGGCTGGTGGTGATGAAGGTGGTGCAGAAGGACGCTGTCACTGGCCGCGTGGTGTTCCCAGACGGCACGTCATATGACGAAGACGGGAACGTTTTTCATTCGGAATACCCATCAACGGTGGAAGTTGTTGCTGCGCCAGATATTACACCACCAGTCCCGACGAACGAAGACGGTGGTCCCGTCGGTTCTATCTCGCTGGAAAGCTTTTCGGTAACCTCCCTGTTCGGCGATATCGGTTCGGTTGAGGTGTCTTCTGACCGTGAAAGGACGAAGAACGGAAACGTAGCCGACTACTATCTGAATTCAGAACAGAACAAACAACCAGACCAGCAGCCATACCTGTACAAGGTCGACCATGAACGGTTCTTGGGTATCCCAAGGAACAGTAACGTTACTGGTTCTGGTGGCAACATCTTCGTTGGCTATGGCACTGAGGGGGGCGTCGGTGGCAGTCTGAAGGTCATCCGTGGTTCGAACAATGAAGAACGTGTTGACATGGTGGAGTTTGAGATCGTTTCGCGTCTCATCGATGCCATCATGCCAGAAAATATCGTCTCGCTGTGCTTGACCACCGCCACATTCACCCCAATTATCAGGGGGGAGATGAAGGGACACACATTCGAATGGGAACAAGTGGACGGCGACACTTCATCCATTACTTGGCTGACGCCGAAGAACCAAATTTCGATGACGGTGGCCATCGGCACAATCAAGGTCGACAGGAAGTTCCGTTTCTGGATTGACAAAGGCACGAAGTTCCAGAAGTGGTACGACGTGAACATCTGGTCAACCCCGCGTGAAGAAGTTCATGGACCACAAGCACCAGCGTTCTTTGGAGAAACGAATAATCACCTCCAAACCCAACAAACCATGCGTACGATGCCGCTGCTTCTGTGGGATCAAATGCTTGTTGATAAGGAACTAGTCAAGGCGGCGAATCAGACCGAAACGTTCACTGCGGAATCGTTCTATGAGATGAGTTCCTATCGCGAAGTGGTTGTTACTGACATGCCGCGGCACGGGAAGTATGCCAAGTTCATTCCAACCACCGATTTCAACATCAATGGCGAAGAAGTGCGGCGGGGAACGTTTGTGGTTGATTTCAGATTCGATTTCGACACGGCCGACATTAAACGCATCAACGTCATCCTTGAAACCCCAGACGGGAATACGAAGCTTGATACGTTCTTCTGGCGTGATCGTCGTTTTGCAGCCCGCGACCCACACATCATCTTCCATGCGTTCGATAAGACGCGGGTTTCTCTGGCGGTCCCGATTCACTGCGTGTCCAAGAAAGAAAATCAGTTCCTGATTGAAGTCGAGTTCTTCTCACGAGATATAAAAGACCCAGTTCGTGGTATGGTGGATAGGGAGATGTATAAAATCCCGTTCCAAGCGCACTTTGAACAAAATGACCCATGGGTTAATCTAGCGGATAATGTTCGTTTCGGCCTTGGCGGTTCGGAAAACGTTAGCTTCACACCAGAAATGGTTGAACAGCTAGTAACGAATCTGCAGTTTCAGGATGAATACAGGAACGTCCCGTCGGTCGGTCTGGTCGGTGCCGATCTTCAAACAGAAGAACTAAGTATTTTGACGCTGGGTTATCAAGAAGAATGGAATAACCGCTTTAGTTCAATCTACAAGCCGATGTGGAAAACGGAATACGTTGATTTGTATTCCATCAGCATCGGTGGATAAGGGGCTTTGAAATGAAATACAAAGGCGAAGCACGGTTTATTTTTACTGATGAAGCAGGTAACGTGCTTCGCGAAGAAGTGCGGTCTAACTTCCTGTTTGAAGACGGTTATATTCGTCTGGCCACAACAGAAACACCTTATAGCATTGTCATCTACGAACCAGACAATGACACATACCCGCTAATGGGGCGGTCCAACTCACGGCTCTATTCACAGAGCATACGCTATCTTGAAGGAACTCTGCCGCAGGGGCGCGAATCAATGGTTTTCTATCAGAAAACTGATAAAAGCCCCGCCTATGTTGAACTGTATCGTCTGTTTCAACCTGGTGCGTCCGACAGAACGATTCGTGCTATTGGCCTCTCCAGAACGAACCCAGACTTTTCAGCAATCAACCTTGAGCCCCCTTGCATTCAGCGGAACACCGAATACCTGAACATCTATTATCGTATCATTCTTATTGACGATGGTAGTAATGAAATTTCTGAATACGTTCGTGATTTGTATTTGAAAGATATCACCACGTCGCAGAAAACGTTTATTCAAGGCAGACCAGAACTTCAATTTTACCCTTGGCAAATCAAACAAGATTTGTCTGATTCTGGGTGGATAAACAAACTTTCTCCGACACGTCGGTTTTATTCGCCTTCCAACACCATCAATGTCGTTGAAAAAACTGGTGTTGAAAAGTATCAGACAAATATTAAACTTGAATATTTTCCAGACGCCGCACCAAACCAATATAAGCAATTCGAGGGGGACTACCTTAACACCATCGTTCACGGTACGACATACAACGGCATCAACCAAAGGCGCTTTGTTAAACCACTGGGAAGCAATAACACTGGCATAGGAAACGTGTTTGGTTCGGCACCACAGCATGATACGTTCCTGTTTGACCCAACAAAACTACCAGTCGGTACGGGGCGAATGTATGCTGCTGGTTTGTGGGCACCTGTTCGTGCTTCGCGCCCATCGAAGTTCGTTGCAACAATCACAAAGACTGGCCAAACTCTGACTGAAAGTGAATATATTCTGTCGGAATATTTCGATTCGCCAACAGCGGTGATTTCATTGCTACCGACTTTCCAGTATTCCACTGGTAGGTATGTCCAAGCACTAAGCTCAAACCAGCAATACAAGAAAGACAGAACACACTTCTTTGGTTATACCGAGGGCGCACCAAAGCAGCAGGGACATGCCATCACATATGTCGAAGACGAAAAATTCATTCTTGCAAACGAAACGGGGATTTCAATTGTTGATTGGGGCAATGGTCTGGTGACACCGTTTGATATTGATTCAACCCCAGCACTGCCAGTAACTGCGCTGAAAGACGTTTGTGTTGACAAAGACATGAATATCTGGATTGCTTGTGCCCATACTGGCCTTTGGAAGCTTCATATTGACTGGAATACGGACACCAAAACGCTTTCACACATTTCTTCACCCCCAGGATGCCAGCCGAAGGTTTATGCCTTGGCGGCGGACAATTTCGGGACGGTATATGCAATCTGGCACGGCCTTGGGTTACACTGGACGAAAGACGGCGGTTTGACTTGGGTCAACGCCATTATCAACTATCCGATGTTCAGCGAAGCCGACGAAGGCGGGACGAACAGCCGTTGGCGCTTTGTCCAACGTCTTCTGGTAAACCCACATCGCGATGCTGCTAATGGTAATGCGCAACTACTAATGCTAGCAGTTGAAGATTACAACAGCAGTGCTGGTTGCTGGTATGATCAGATTTCGGCGAACACGACTGGCATTACGAACAGTTCTTTGAAGCAGACATTCGAATTCGTTCGCAATAAACCAAATAGCGCGAGTATGCACGCGTGCTCGAAGTATACTGATAAGTGGTATTTCGCATCTTCATATTATACATCTTCTGAAACCACGCCAGACAATCTAAGCGTTAATGGAACTTGGAGTATCGCAATTTCGCCATTTGGTGGTAACGAGACGCCGTCATACAAACCGACTGGTGTATATGGCGTTAGGACGTATTACAGAGAATCGTTTGACCCAGATATTGGCGACAATCACGAAATCATTGAAGTCTGCGGTGCCATTGCTGGTAGTACGTCAGCGTCCGCCTCGCCGCTCGCACCAGTGTCGCGGGATTATAATTCTTTTGCATTGTTCAGTATCAAAAAAGGTTATACAATTGCAACAACCAATAGTGGGTCTCAGCAGGATTCTATAACCAGCCTTCTTTGTAAGATCGGTAGAAATGCCGAGTTTATTGCACTGAACTATAGCTCATCTGGTGGAACAACTTATTACTCTTCGCCATCCATTCTCAAAATAGTCGAACCGACCAGAAACTTCAAACTGTCGATTGCTGATTTCTATGGGTGGGACGGTAATAAATGGGTTAAGAACCTTCTGTCAAGCAAACGTTGCCACGACAATTATCAACCGCTACTTCATGGAGTTCAGAATCGGTTTGTTAATGGCACAGCGGCAACCACTTCTTTCTCTGCTGGAGACAGGTACGTTTTCACGTGCTTCGATGGTTATTTCAAAGATAACTCAAGTAAGGTTTATTTGAATGACACAATTTACCTTCGGCCGACAGAACTAGTTGAGCAAACGACACCAACCGTTGTTACCAAGGTTGATGCTTCGCGTGATGTTGGAGTTCTTAATAACTCAAGCATCGAACAGGATTGGGACGTGACGCAACTGCCCGATTTGTCATTGAAGGGTGGCGAAGTCGTTACCGATGGTGATGAAACGTTTGCTGCGGTTCGGACCTTGTTCACGCTGTATGAAGGAAGCGAAAACAATAACCACGCAAAGAGTGGGAATAAATTGACCAGCGCACCAAACCTTCAACTGTCGAATGTTTCAATGGTCTGGCCCGATGGTACGTCGAAGCGAGTTTTTGTTCCGTCAACCGACCTTTATTATGATACGGATAGTTCTGGTGAAATTTGGATTACCAATAATGAATACACACTTGAAGGTTGGGTTTATCTAAACAGCTATCAAGAAAACGTTTTGATGGGCTTTGGTTCCGAACAGAATACATTTTCGTTTGGTGTTAATCGAAACGGCCAGCTGTATCTCTCCGAAAGCAGAAGCAACAACACCTGGGGAAGCGTTGGTCAAGCCGTACCACTACGTCAATGGGTTCATATTGCTGCGACGATCTCCAGACAGAATCTTTCGCTGTATCTGAACGGGGTTGCGCAGGCGGCGGCAACTACGGATGGAATCTACGCCAACATTGGGAACTATTCTATTGGGGCCTCGGTTCAAAAAACGTCTCGGTGGTCGAATAATGATAATTTCACAAAGAGCACGTTTGCTTCACCAGTGCCAAACTACCCAAATCTCCCTGTTTCCGTACTGAATGGTTTTGGGGATAAGCCGACCATCGACAGCATAACAAACTACAGTGGTAGGACGTTGAGCGTATACACCAAATCAACATCACCGTCATACCCAAGCATTGATATTGGTGGTGCTACGTTCCAACTTACTGGCGCTGGTTCGACCGATCGGCCGCAATACTCTTCAATCGAGGCTGTTGGTGATGGGTGGTATCGGATTGCGTCATGGGAACAAGGTGTGCCGCTGCAAATCAAGACGCAATATTACGTTGCACTTTGCGGCCCAATGCTTAATGCTGGTGATGGGGCACAACCGTTCACGCTTGATCCGACAGTGAACCTGATTGCGGATGCGGTTACAATTCACAAAGAACGTAAAATGATTGATGGTTATATTGCTGACGCTCGAATGACCGCATTTATTCGGTATAAGGGGAACTTCACCGTTCCACAAAGCCCATTCAAGGCGTACGGGAATGTTTACGAAGGCGCAAACATCAAATTTGGTTCAACACATAAACAGGGCGGTATCGTTTCGAGGAAGAAACTGATTGGTGACTGGTGGGTTCTCTTCCAAGACCTTCCAGAAACGTTTTCGAAAGAAAACATTGGTGGGAACACTATAGCAAGACCGCATGTAATGTTTGGCATCACCACTTCACCAGTAATCCATCATAGCCAGTATCTTGATTACAGGGTATTCAGTTTGAACACGGATAATTCGAAGAAAATGATGTTTCAAACGTTCGATTCCTCCGTGTTCGTTGGCCAAAGCAGCAACGTCAATACCAATCCCAACAACTACTACATTGACAAAATTCCGAAACACGTTCTTTTCCAGAAGAAGGGCAACACGATTTCGGTTTCTTATGACTTTGGTTCTGGTTTTGAGAAATACGCTTCATATCAAGACAATGCCAACGTCCATTATGTGGGTATGTGGTTGGAGCGGCCGTTTGATCTGTCTGGCACCAAACCGACGCTTGGACCAGCAGTCAACATTTTCCAGAACGGTTCGGCATGCGTTGCTCAAGTTGGCGATGCCCTGAAACAGAATGGTGTGTTCGGAAGACACTTCAAGCTGACGGATTCATACTGGTCTTCGGATTTCGAGATTCTTCTAGATGGCGTGCCAGCGAAGAAGAAACGTACCGAAACCCAAGACCCAGGCGATCCGTTGGAAGGTGAAGTGTATCTCCACCCGAACGGCTCTCTGCGGTTCAACGAAGCTGATATTGGTAAGAAAATCACTGGCAAGTTTATGGTTGTGAAACACTAACCAGAAACAACAAAGGCCCCTTGGGATTACTCCCTCGGGGCCTTCTTTTTTGCCTTTTTGTTAATGCATCGTCAAACATTCCCGCTTCGTCTTCGAATCTAAACCATTATGATGGAATAAGCGATTTAACGCGTTTTGAACTGTGCGGAATGCGATTCCAGACGGAAACAAAGAATGTGTGAGAAGAAACATTAGTATGTATTCAGGTTTGAAGGAACTGGGCAAGCGCCCGAACTTCTATCGGTCTGAAGGCCCATTCTGGAACATCCGACCAGCAGTCAACACCCACATCATGTTGAAGACGTTTGTCGCCCATCCGATGGGTTCTGCCCATGGTTCCGTGGCAATGCCCATGGACAAACAAACCATCAACGGTGGTCGGTTGCCACGGATGATGCCGCATATGAATCGCCACGCCGTCAACATCGAGAACTGTTCTATTTGAGACCGTTTCCCATCTTGGATGCTTCTTGATACGATGATCATGGTTCCCCACAACCAGATGCAACCGACCGTTCAGAAGCCCCAGATACGATTCTGGTTCTGGCCCCATGGCCACATCGCCCAAATGATAGACGTTATCATCTGGGCCGACGGTTTCATTCCACCGTCGGATTAGTTCGGCATCCATCTCAACCCAATCCGACCACGGTCTACCCGAATACTGGCAGATGTTCCTATGGCCGAAATGGGTGTCGGCGATGATAAACGTTCTCATACGGGGATCAGGTCCATATTCACCGCCATCTGACCAATCTGCAGAACCCACGATTCAACGGGACCGCCAACCGTGGCGCTAGTTTCAAACCACTGGGGTGACGCCATGATGTGGTCTGCAAACCGATGTTTGTCTGCTTCCAGATCACCAGAAGGGTCGAACTTCCGTGGCTGGTCCATGAAAGCCATGGCGTCCAGAATGTCGATTTCCTTGCCATCCGTATTGGTGACCATGTGGTCCATAAGGAACGGATTGCACAGGTCCAAATCTTGATCCACCTTGAAGACACAAAGTGTCAGCTTCGGGGTAAGCCAATCCGATTTGTAGTCGGTCTTGTGCCAACGGATGATCCGACCATCGTCGTATTCCGCCATGGGGCGGTAAAGTGCTTCAGCAAACACACGTGTACCATTTGGAACCCAGTTCATCACTTTGTGTTTCAGAACCAGCTCCATCATGTCATCATAGTGCTTGGCGCGCTCAATGTAGCTACCACCAGTCCGACGGCAGTATTCGGAGAACCCGCCAAACTCATATACTGGACCAGACTTGCTGTTCTCGAAGAACAGTTTACCGTCGTGGTCCCGCCCAAAGCGGACGGAATCGCCGTCCACTTTCTCAAGGATGCGATAACATCCATAGGTCTTCCAAGCTTCCATCAGCTTATCAAACTGCCCTTGGGTCATCTTGGACAGGCGGATCATGGGGCGTCGTTTGCTCGATTGCATCGCGTTCATCCTTTTGATAGAGACGGTAGTTCACCATCCCCTGTTTGCATGTAATATCCGAAATTGCTGACTTGTTCCCAATGATGCGAAGGAACGATTCACCAGACCTAGTGAAACAGAAGTCTATCACACCAGAAAGCCACTTGTCAACTGCTAGGTTGGCCTGAATGTATGACTTATCGCACAGAATGTCCATGAACTGTGTCTTTGTATCTGGACACGCTTCCATGTTGGCCGCTAGCGCCCTACAGAAGAACGACGTGATGCTGTTTGGAAGTGCCGCCTTGATCTGGTCAGAAGCGAACGGGTGGCTTCTGATGGCCTCTGTTACGTCGATCAGACGTGGGTGATGGTGGCCGTTCTTAACTGCAGTAAAGATCGAGACTGGGTCTCCGATATCCACATTAAGAACCGTTCTCATCCCATAGTTGTATAGAACGTCCTTCGATCCCGTCTTGTTCAGAAGCGTTTCCGCCGTCACCCCAGCATCTCTACTGGCTGCGACAAGTTCACCAAGAACACCAGTTGCACCGCGCTTGATTGCCAATGGAAGGATGTTGCTGAATACACTCGCGGCGGCGCCATGGCCAAACTTGCTGCTGACTGGCCAGACGGTTTCGCCATCATCAATCCAACTATCCACACCACAGAATGACGGGTCGCACGGGATTAGGAACCGCGATGCCTTCCCCCAAGGGGCCGAACCAGTCTCGCCGACAAGTGCCCGATAGCCAATCAGTAGTTCCCCCAGATAGACGCCCAAACGTTTTCGTTCTTGTTCTAACGCGTTATCCGACCACCGCACGGCTGGTAGTCCGCGGATTGTTTCTAGTAGATGCGAATCTATCTTGATACGTTCGGCATTCCGCTTGATAGTTTGAAGAAGCGTTTCGCCATCATTAAACACGTAGCACTTTACCCCGTTATACTCGGTGGTCTGTGCTTCTGCGATGAAGTCTGATGCGGTGATTCTTTCCAGAACCATTCCCAACAGTCCGTTTCCTTTCGGTTTACCAGTGTTCGCATCACTGATAAACCCCACCGCAAGGCAGTCTCGGTGGTCCTTATACTCGATTCGATAACGTCCTTCGAATGTCGCTGCTGGTAGAACTGTTATTGGATGACCGTTGGGAATCGTTCCTAACACCAGAGGCCCAAGGGGCTTTCCGAAGACACAAACCGCCTGTCCCCTCTGCCCCTTGGCGTACGTTTCAACTCTAGTTTTTCCAGCAAAGTATTTGTCAAATTTTTGTTTCCCAAAACTCGCCATCGTAATAATCCTGCGTTAAGCGATCGTAAAAGTATGATCGGCCGATACGCAGTTCAAACGATAGTACGAAAACTGCTGCTTCTTTCAAAGCCCGATCCTCCTTCGGATCATTAGAAACCTTCTGTGCACCTTTGCCGAAGCAAATGTCACAGAACAACTCAAACACGTTCTGACGCATATCTGATGGAAAGTGCTCTTTGACCATTTTGGTTAGGCCAGTGAACGACCACACATCACCGCGCTTGATCTGGTGGTATGAACCGTCCCAAAACAGCTTTGTGAAGATAGTAGTTACGTCGCGTTCATACACAGCGTCTTTGGCACTAAGACGTTTCCATCCACCATCTGCTGGCACAAACCGTTCCCGAAGACCATTATCAACACTGAATGAATACTTTCCAGCGTATTCTTCCTTGATTCCGTTCCGTGTCACCACTGGCCAATACTTGGAATCAGCACCACAGATTGCACGGATCAGATACTTGTGGAAGACACCCTTGATGGCGTGCGAACACCAGTCATTCCAGTTGGCACTATGCGAAAATTTGTCCCATTCCATGGGCAGACCAGTTTCATCCATGGATGCGCTGTTCAGGTCGATTTGCATGGTGGCGCCACCAAAAGCGTCCGATATAATCAGCATAGAAACGCCCATGGACGTTTTGGCGGCGCCAAGGAATGCGCCTTGTGGAATCGTCATGGCACCCGCGGGGAGATCAGCAAGCCGTCTCGGATCGTCATATACCATGAAATCCAAATCCCCAAACGTGGGCTTCTTCAGAAGAAGCTGTTCGTCTGGAATCGATTCCTCAAACAGCCATGCCGTGCTCCCCGTGGTGTAATGGGAAACGTCATGGGGGAAAAGATTCAGGCCAGATTGTTCTTGTATGTGCTTCAGTGCGGTTCTGATGAACTCCACCGTCACCCACCGTCCGTACTTCTTAACATCGATTTTGTCGGCGCAGTGGCCGTTAACCTTGATATTTCCACCCATGATGCATACTCCAAAAGAAAGAGTTATTCAGCAGTGAACGCGGCCAGTTGGGCGTGCGTCATCATGCCGTTGTGGCGTTTCAGAACCGTGCCGAACTCATCCACCAGAAGCGTCACTGGAACCGCGCGGATGCCGTATTTTGCCACAAGCTCTGGGTGTTCGTCAACATCCACATCTTCCCTCGCTTGGATCAGCGGATCGGTCGATTTTTCCATCAGTTTACCAAGCGCCACGCACGGGCCGCATCCAGTCATCCAGAACTTTAGAACCTTCTTCATGTTGTCTCTCCAAAAGTAAACGGGGCCGACTGACCACCAGCCAACCCCGTCATTCTACCATTTATCTGCCGTTTGTCAAGTCGCCATCACTGACAGGCGACACATTCAGTTTCCTTGGCGGCACCGATACCAGCTTGGGTATAGATGTAGTACAGCCCAAGGATGTTCGGGTCTTCAAATGCCTGCTGGTGCACTTCAGAAATCCATTCTGGCCGCTCTTCTGCGGCAAAGAACAGGTTCAGTGATTGCCACTGGTCGATGTAGCGACCACGAGCTGAAGCCAGTGCTACGACGGTCTTCTGATTGATCTCAAAGGCAGTCTTGAACACGGCCTTTTCATCATCAGAAAGCCAGTCAACGTGCTGCACACTTCCGAAATGTTCTGTAATACTCTTGATCGTCTTCTTGTTGTAAACGCCGCGTTCCTTCATGATCTTCAGAAGACTTGGCACAATCCGATCGATGCTGCCTCCTGCCGACTTCTGCGTAAAGACCATGGCTGGATCGGGGTTGATGCCTTCCGACACACCACCGAACATGATCGCACTACTCTTCGTTGGGGCAATGGCGATGCGGGAAGCGTTCCGAACACCAAACCCACGGCACCATTCGGGTTCACCTAGTTCCTTTGCCATATCTTGGCTAGCACGAAGTGATTCTTCCCAGATGTGCTTAGCGATCTGTTGGGACACCATACGGGCTTCAAGTGATTCAAACGGGATCATATGGTCTTGAAGGTACGTGTGCAGACCAGCTTGACCAAGACCCAGTGCACGGGCTTTCTGTGTGAAACGAACCGTTTTCTCTAGCCCATCAATGTCTTTGGCCCGCTGGATGAACTCTTCAGCCACACAATCAAGGAAAATCGTTGCCCAATAAACCGCATCCGTATCTTTCCATTCGTCGAAACGATGAACCAGCATGGATGATAGAACACAAGTGAACTGGTGTTCATTGTCGGCTGGAAGTGCTATTTCGACGCAAAGGTTAGATGCGTGGTTCTTCATCCCAGCACGTTTATATTGTTCTGGGAGTTTACGATTAACCTTATCAACGAACCAGAAATAGCCGCGGCCGACCACCATTTTCATTTTAAGGCAACGCTGGTAGCGACGGATTGCATCCGAATCACCAGACCGCAGACGATCGAGGAAAGCGTCAGTAATAATCCAGCCAACGTTCATTCCGTCTGGGTCATTGTAAATGTGGTCATACACTTCGTCGAAATCTTTATGATCGATTTCAAGATAGCCAGCCCAAGCCCCGCGACGGGTTGACCCTTGGGCCACATCAATCATGTCTTGTGCATGACCTTTGAAAACTGGCCAGATACCAGAAGCGGTGCCTTTCTTGTCCTTCCCATACGGCGTGCCACGCGGGCGGATGCCACCAAGATATGCGCTTGTACCAAACCCATGTTTGGTGAGAATGGCCGTCTCATAACGGTTCTTGTAGAAGCCATTAATTGAATCATCTACGACACCACCAGAGCATGAAACTGGCAGGGCGCGATCCGTTCCCATGTTTGACATGATCGGTGTGGACAGCGACAGCCAGTTGTTCCACATCAGATCAAAGAACTTACCTTCGGCCTCTGCTTCGAACTTCGTGCCCTTCAGGTGCTTGGCCGCTGCCTTTGCAATGCGTTCGAATTGACCACGGACGGAACGGCCGTTTGTGTCGTATTCGTACTTCTGGGTGAACATGGAATATCCACCAGTGGTAAACCATTCTGGAACCAGACCTTCTTTCTGAAGCCGCTTCCGTTCTTTGCTTAGTTTGTCGTAGATACTCTCGCTCATATCACACCATCGCCTTTACATGTTTTTGAATACTTTCGCCAATCACTTCACCAAGACGAACGGGAACAGAATTCCCAATCATCCGACCCACGGACGCAAACGACAGCGGGTTGTTTTCATCAAAGAAAACATAATCTTCTGGGTATGTCTGGAAGATTGCTGCTTCGCGCAGAGAAATTGCCCGATCCTGTTCGGGGTGCCCAAACCGACCATTACCAAAACCGTAGCACTGTGTAGTCATCGTCGGTGCTGGTTTGTCCCACTCCATCCGACCATATACTGAAGCGTATGTTGCACCAGAAGCCTTTCTGTGTGCGCCAATCCGTATCTCTTCTGGCCAGTCACGCCATGTGCCACCAGCAACAGAAGCCTTGATTCGTTTCAGGTTCACATCAGACAATTTGGCCGCACGATGTAGAGGGTCCAACGGATCGACTTCACCAGATTCAATGCGTGGTAGATGTCCAATGGCTTCGCGCACAGTAACTGGGGTCCCGTGTGTCTTTGGCAGCAACACGATTGGGCCGAACAGTGAACACAGCACAATCTGGCGTTTACGCTTCTGCGGAATACCATAATCGACACAAGAAACGTTGTTCTCACTTACATGATACCCAAGATTTTTCAGGTAGGAAACGAAATCGTGATAGACCTTGTGGCGAACCACATCAGTAACGTTTTCCATCACGATGATTTCTGGCATCACGCCTTCAATGATCCGCTGGAACGAATACAGCAGCCACCATTTCTCTGAAAGCGATGTATCTACACCGTTGTTATACTTTGAAAACGGCTGGCAAGGGGCACACCCAGCAAGAACCCGAACTGCACCATTGGAATATAGTGCGGCAACATCAGCTGCTTCCGTTTTTGCAATATCCCAGTTCAGGAACTTTGCGCCGTTATTCTTTTCGTATGGGTATTGGCATTCCTTCTCAAAATCGACGCCAGCAAGAACATCGATGCCAGATCGACGAAGACCGCACGTCAGACCACCAGAACCACAAAACAAATCAACCGCTTCTATCATATCAACTCCCAAACATCCGTAGTGGGATAATATCTATACCCCACTACGGCCAGTGTGTTAACTCAAACGTCCCATTCCTTGTTCAGCTCATCCGCGGATTTCCAGACGAAAGCTGTTTCGTCCCAGTCGCGGTGATATTCTGACAGTGCCCCAGCGAAAATGTCACCGAAGGCATAATTGTTAATCATCTTGTAGAACCAGTCTGCGATTGGGTTCTTCCCGATCTTGTAGATTTCCTTGAAGCCCAGCAGCTTCATGACTTCATTGATGCGAGATTTGATGAACTCGATGAACGTTTCTGCCGTGATTCCTTCAATTGGGCCTTTCTCGAACACCATACGGACGATTTCCGTTTCGTGTTCAAGCACCTTGGCAGCCATTTCACGGATGATCCGTTCATGAGAATCTTTCTCGTCTTGTGTTGCGTCTTGCGTCTTCAGACGATAGCAGTAAGCAGAAGCAAGGCAGTGCATGTTCTCATCACGAACCGAGAACGCGATGCCACGATTCAGGTTCAGAAGCTTGTTCTTACCTTCGGCTTGGAAGTGCATCAGGAAGGCAAAGCTACTGTACAGAACCACACCTTCTACGAAAGCGAAGCCAGCCAATGCAACTGCTGGGTCTGGGTCTTCGATGATCGCATCAACGTGTCTGATTCGGTCAGTCAGAGTCGGATTGTCCAGATACGACAGGTAGAACGCTTCATCATCCAAGTGGAGTAACGTATTGATTTTATCGTAAAAAACTTCATGTACGGCGAGTTCAAAGAATGAAAACGCACTTGCCATCCGATGAAATTCGGCCAAAGGAAACATTTCCTTGAACCGACCGCCCCACCATTCATCACCAGCGAAAGCCTCATATACGGTGAAAAGCTTTAGAACCGTAATGACGCCATGTCGTTCCGATTCACTGAAGTTCACAAGAACATCCTGAATGTCCTTCTCAACCTTGATTTCAGTCGGAAGCCAGAATAGTTTCATCTGGTCATCGCAAAACTTCTGGATGACTGGAAACTTCTTCGTTGGGATCAGATGTTCTTTCAGAGTACCGTCTTCCAAAAGTGCTGTCTTCAATTCTGCCATTTGCCGTTCTCCATGATATCAACCAAATATGTTCACTGGCCCCAGCAACCAGATACCACAAGTCTAACACAACCCATTACGTCCCGCAAGTGGTCGGCCGACCACTTATCAAACATAAGATTCGTTTGTCAGCCCCGAGGAACACAGTATATCACATCTTGGGTAAATAAGCAAGAACGATTCTCAAGGAACGAAAGATGCCGCAACCGAGATACCACTACGACGTTTTGAACATCAATAGCTTCATCGTTGATATCATCAAGGCCCCGACGATCCGCTACCATGTCCAAGAAGCGACCCTCCCAGACATTAGCCTAGGTGCGGTGACGCAAGCAAACCCGTTCTTGGATATCAGCAATGCGGGCGACAAGCTGACCTATGGTGACTTCAGCATGACCTTCATGGTGGACGAAATGCTGTTCAACTATGGGGCACTTCACACTTGGATCAAGGGTCTTGGGTTCCCGACATGCTGGACGGACTATCAGAAGCTGATCAACGGTGACCATGGGAATCAAGAACTGCTGACGCTTTCCCGCGGAACGCGCAATGAAGTGTCCGACATTGTGGTAACGATTCTCACCAACCACAAGAACCCCAAAGCGTCCTTCATCTTGCACGACGCCTTCCCAACGTCCCTTTCTGGTCTGCAGATGAACGTAACCGATCAGGATACGACACCAGTCACCTGCACAGCCACCTTCAAATTCACTGGCATGACGTTCAAACCGTCAGCTGCATAAAACAAAGGCCCCTTGGATCATTCCTTGGGGCCTTTGTCGTTTATTCAGTGGCTTCTTTGTCTTCTTCGACTTTCGCGGTCTGTTCAGCGGCAAACTCTTTGAAGCTTTTCGGTTTCCGTCGTGCTGGTTCAGCACCAAGTGGCGGTTCGGTCTGCGCCACCCCACCAGTCACATTCACGGGCGTTTCTTCGTTCATTTCGTTTCTCCATAAGTTGGGTTGTATGCGAAAGCAAACTCTTCATGACATACAACCCGTTCCGTCCAAAGTCCGACCACCGCACAAGTCTTGGCGATGAACGTATCTCGCACGTCTGGACAAGAAACGTTCTCGATTAGCATTCGTTCCAAGAACGATAATCCGAAGCAGTTAGCGGAACTGATGAAATCGTTCAGGGCCTGATTCGGCTTCAGACACCGACGCCAATCGTTCAACATCCGTATCAAAGTGAGTACATGCCCAACGTCTGCCTCAAATTCAGATTCAAGGAAGAATGGGACGTGATACGAACGTCTGGCCTCTGCCTTGATCTGGTTGCGGGTCATAGTTCGTCGTAATCGTCCAGTTCTACACCGAACAGGAAATCTTCGTCATCTTCTAGTTCGTCTTCCCACGAATACTGAAGTTCGAAGGCGATATCATAGGCGCCGTCGCGGAAGTAGGTGATGGCGAGATTATACTCACTAACAGCACCGTCCTTGTAAACTGGCAGAAGAATACGTTCGCCTTCGTCTTCAAAGGCAGGCGCGTCCAGATTCTCAACGGTGCTTTCAAGTTCGTCTTCGTTCAGGTCATAGCCTTCTTCACGAAGCACTTCAACAGCACGTTCAATCTGTGGAATCAGGTCAGACAGTTCTTCAAGACCGCCTTTATCACATTCGGTCAGTTTATCGTTAATAATGTCAATGCGGTCTTCGGTCATTTTGCTGCTTTGCGGCCACGCTTCTTAGGCGCTGGTGCTTCCTCTTGTTCGGTTTCGGAAAGATTGGCTTCTTCGGTGACGGTCTCTTCAATCACTTCTTCAGGGATTGCACCATCGGAAAGCGTGGCCAGAGGCTGCAGCGTTTCCATGATGACTTCTTGCGAAATGGTCTCATCGATAATACATCCACCACGAATCGAAACCAACAGTTCACCTGTACTGGCATCACGCCAACCACGATCGGAAGGGACTGCGTCAGGCGCCCATGGCGGCGGAAACTTTCGAATATCTGGAAGGGGCATAACAATCACCTCTATAAAAGTCCTTGATGATTGTATATAACCTGAAATTTTGTTCTGGTGTAAAGGCGTTGGGGCAGTTTTCCAAGAACGCTTCGTATTCGCCGTGTTTGGCAAACTCTCTTTGGCGCGTTCCAGAAGCCACAACAGCACCGTCACCTTCCCTTGAACCGACCGAAACCACTTCAACTGTATTGAAGCGAGTTCTGTTCCGTTCGGCGGTGGGTTGATACTTTTCCACCCGATCCCCGCCACAAAGCCACCAAACCCGTTCGACGGCTTCCCCAGCCAGCCACCTAAAGGCATCTATGGGGCTTCTTACCGCTGGTAGGTCTGGAAACAACACGTCTTGGTAGGCAACAGTAAGAATCTGATGGCGGACCACGAACGGCACTGGATTCTCTTTGGTGTCTTCCTTTCGAGACAAGAACACCACTGGTTGAGAAGCATTCTCTTTGGCAAGTGTCACCAGCCGCTGGATGAGAAGCTCATGGCCAATGGTCGGTGGTTGCATCCTTGCGAAGGCAAAACAGACGTTTGAGTTCATCATTGACTTCCTGTAACAAGATTGGCCAATGATACACCACATCGAGAACGTCTGTCAAGCACCAGCTTTGCCCGAATCTTAGGCAATTTTGAACCACAAAATTTGACACTGGTTTTCAAGGGGTTTTAGAACAAAAGTGATTTTGACCACCCCTCCCTCGTGGGGGACATTGACCACGTGCAAAAAGTCACAAAAGTGCTTCCAAAGTACCTATAAAACAAGGGGTCAAATTTTGAGTTTTGGGAGAGGCTACCTCTGCTTTCCTTCGGTTTGACCTTGATTCATCTGAAGTGGTCTTCTTGTGTGTCTTTGATGGGCGACATCAAGGAACTCTTCTTTGAACTTTTATGGTAAGATCATCGGCACACAGAATCCCATTCTGGGTGACGATGCTGGGTGAACGACAGTGAACCCAGTCCATGGCATCCATAAGGAAATCTTCCTAAACGGTTTCTCAATGGGAATTCTTCTCAATCCATTCTCATCGGCAATCCTTTCTCAAAGGGAAACTTCCTTGAATCCAAAATTCCCGACCAATGGCCCTACGGGGGAACACCC